CCTTGTGAACCAGTAATACCTTGAGTACCTTGTGAACCAGTAATACCTTGAGTACCTTGTGAACCAGTAATACCTTGAGTACCTTGTGAACCAGTAATACCTTGAGTACCTTGTGAACCAGTACCTGTTGTTCCTTGAGCTCCTCTAGATCCTTGTAATCCCTGAATTCCAGTCAAACCTTGTAACCCATTAGCACCAGTTGTTCCTTGGATACTGCCATCTATTCTGGTGTCTACCCATTGGTAGGAATTTCCATCATACAAATAGGTATATTCTATTCCACTGTTAAGATTGAACCACCTATCTCCCAAAGAAGGCGAATCTGGCACTGCATCAGAGTATGTAAAAAGCCCAGATCCTTGTATTCCTTGTAAACCTTGCGATCCAGTAATTCCTTGTAAGCCAGTATTACCTTGTATACCTTGTGATCCATTAGAGCCTTGAGTGCCACTAGTACCTTGACTTCCCGAAGTTCCGTTAGATCCTTGAGCTCCAGACGTACCTTGAGTTCCTTGAGAGCCATTGATTCCACTAGTTCCTTGTGAACCATTAATACCTTGAGTTCCTTGTAACCCAGTAGTTCCTTGTCTTCCCTGTAAGCCTTGGGTTCCTTGTGATCCGTTTCCTCCACCCCCACCTTGACTGGATATTATTATTGTGTCGCTAACAGGGTCATAAGTAAAAGACACACCAGACCCAGCCGCTAATTGTGTCGTCAGGTTTACATCTCCCCCAAGTCCCTGTAAACCTTGAGTGCCTTGAATACCTTGGGTTCCTTGAATACCTTGTGCTCCAATATTACCCTGTGTTCCCTGTAAACCGGTAGAACCTTGAATGCCTTGAATACCCTGTGTACCGGTTATACCTTGAGTTCCTTGGGGGCCATCGACCCCTTCATATCCATTAATGCCTTGTGGTCCAACAAGACCTTGAATTCCTTGGATACCTTGTGAACCTGTAGTGCCTTGCAATCCATTAGTGCCTTGTGAACCATTAACACCTTGAGACCCTTGAGTGCCTTGAGATCCAGAGGTACCTTGTCTCCCTTGTATGCCTTGGGTGCCTTGTGCTCCGTTTCCTCCACCACCACCTTGGCTTGATATTGTTATTATGTCACTTACAGGATCATAATTAAAAGACACACCAGACCCAGCCGCTAATTGTGTAGTGAGGTTTACATCTCCCCCAAGTCCCTGTAAGCCTTGATTTCCTTGAATGCCTTGGGTGCCTTGAGTTCCTTGCGAACCACTAAAGCCTTGAATACCTTGTAATCCATTAAAACCTTGAATGCCTTGCGATCCAGTAACGCCTTGAATACCTTGTGATCCATCAACACCCTGTGAACCAGTAGTGCCTTGTGACCCATTGACACCTTGTGATCCATTAATACCTTGTAGTCCTTGAATACCTTGTGAACCATCAGCTCCCTGAGATCCAAAAATACCCTGTAGTCCTTGAATACCTTGATTGCCTTCAAGACCTTGAGATCCAGTTATTCCTTGAATGCCCTGAATGCCTTGGTTGCCTTGAATACCTTGTAATCCATCAAAACCTTGGATACCTGTAATTCCTTGAGAGCCTTCTAACCCTTGGACTCCAGATATTCCTTGGCTACCAGCAATTCCTTGTGATCCATCTAATCCTTGAATTCCAGAAAATCCTTGAACGCCTATTGTGCCTTGGCCACCTTGCTGGCCTTGGATTCCTTGTATTCCTTGTGTTGGTGCTCCTTCTGCCCCACTTGAAAACTTTATAAAATTTAAATTTGTTACATTTAAATTAATAGGGTCTCTTGTTGAAAGTATCCAAATAGTACCTGTATTAATCGTTCCTTCTTCTACAAGTACGATTAGGCCACAAGTTACTTTTATATTTTCATTTGCATCATTTGAACGAACCCAATTACCATTTTTTACTACATATATTCCATTTTGATTAGAAGAATTTTGGTTCTTTACTAATATTCTGTCTCCTATCGACAAAGAAACTTCGTCGATACTTTGTACTCCTGACAAAGTGATATTTGTGGTCGTAGCAGCCCGAACAGACTGTTTAAAGTCTAAATTAGATACTGCTGAGTTCTCTACATAAGAATTTGGCATGTAAATATATATAAAGTTTCATACTAAAAATAAATGATCTTTTGCCTAGATATACATGGAATTATTGTCCATTAATAAGAGAAAAATATGATCAATCCCGAGGTAATAGTATACATAAAAAACGGATTTGTTTATTATAATGACAACAAAGCTTTTGTAAAACAAGTTCCAAAAACTTACACATCCAGCACTCCAACAGGAGTTTCTGTATCTTTAAATCCAATAGCACCAACCTCTACAGTTATCGGTGTTGATATACAATTTGATGAAGTAGATGGTTCTGGGACTACTAATGTTACACAAGTAACAGAATTTAGTAATCCAACTTTACCAAATACATTTTCTATAGGGGATGCAATTGCTGTTTATCAAGTTAACACAACCGCTTCTTTTGTTGGAGACATCACTCTCTGCTTCACGCTACCAGAAGGTAGTGTGGATTCCGCAACTTTTAGCACTTTAAGAATATTTCATAAAGATGGTAATGGTGACACTAATGACGTAACAATATTAACGGGTCCAGATGCACCTGACTTTGCTACTCGTAAAATATGTGCCAAGTTCAGTAGTTTTAGTGAATTCTATATAATTCCAGAACAAACATCACCATATCCATATCCAACGTATTTTGTACGGCACTCATTTGAAAACAAAGAGATTTCTTGGTAAAGGAGTAAAATGCTATCTTTTGAACATTATAAAAATTCGAAAAGTATAAAAGATATTGTAAAAAAGTTATTTGAATCTAGACAAGTTGCACATAGTTTTCATTTGCAAACAAAAAGCTATAGCATTCATAAGGCTTTAAATAATTTCTATGAAGAAATATTAGATTTAACAGACAAGTTTGTTGAAGCTTACCAAGGGCAATACGGTATCTTAACTGGATATGAAAATATTGAGCCAAAGCAAGTAAAAGACATAATACCTTACCTCTCAGAGTGTGCAAAAATATTTATTGAAGGCAGAGAATCTATGAAAGAATCTCATCTTAAAAATATAATGGAAGAAATTATTACTTTAACCTATACAACTTTGTACAAACTAGAAAATCTTAAATAGGCTTTATAATTTCTGTAAATTCATCTTTGGATAGTATCAAAGATATTTGATACGTTTCTAGCCAAATTTCATACGCATCTGCATTGTGCCTTCTTATTATATAACCATAATCGCAAACTTTACTTCCTTTATCATCTTTAGTTTCTACCATTACTTTAACCCCTCTGTTGTCTTTCATCCTTTGACTCCTTAGGTTTTTCTTTTTTAAAAATTTTTTCCCAATTTTTGTCCCAAGTTTCTTGGTCCACAGTTTTTTTTCTTCTTTTGTCGCCTTTCCCGTTCATAGCTTTCCTTATAAAATATTTAGCAAATGATATAACAATATTTCACATCTAGTTTTAGTTACAATGCAGTGCTATTTGACTGACTCCAGACTAAAATAGTTAAACATAATGATAATTTTTTGCAACTGCTATTGATTTAGTCTTATAAATAATATATTTTATTCTCTTCCCTGAGGATAAAATATGAGCAGTTTAAAAAAGAGACGAGACAAAAGAAGCGAAGAAGTTTTTGCTCACAATATAGAAGATTTCACAGAACGTGAATTTTATTGGGGCATGGCATTTAGGTATGACCTTTTAGAAAGAGGATATAAATGTTCCATTAAAGAGCATGGAGTTGACAACACAGGCAAATTAATAGAGGGTAGATTACCAAATCACAATGTCGATAAAATTATTTATTTTGAGGATAGAAAAAATCTTCTTATAGAAGTAAAAACCATACCAGAATGGGCTAATAAATTCTTTACTTTTAAATCTTATTCAGTAAAATGTTGTATAGATCAAAATGCTTGGATACTAGTTCCAAGAAGCCAAAGATATTATCTTTTTAAGCCAAAAACTTGTAAAGAAGTTTTCAAGAAATACAAACATCAGATATATCCAGGATTTTCACCAAATGATCTTGCTATTAGACTGTACACAAGCGAAATAAGAAAGCTCATAGAGTGCGAAAAAGTGCTTGAAAAAGAGTGGCATCCTAATGTAAAAGCATATATACAGACTAATTACAATATCTTGTTTAGAGAAAAGAAAAAATGAATCTTCATAAAATTGTAGAAATCACTTTTGCTCTAGCAGGTAAATATCAATACAACAAAAGATGTAGACATTTTAGTTTCATTTTTGAAAAACAACGTCTATTATCTATTGGAATCAACAATCCAAAAACTCATCCGCTTAATTTAAGATACAATTACATCAACAAACAAAGAGATAAAATAAGTGAAATGGTTGGAACTCATTCTGAATTAAATGCAGTAATTAAACTTGGTTTAGAAGACTGTTCTGGGCTTACTATTGTTAATACAAGAATTAATAGAAACAATAAACTAGATTATAGTTATCCATGCAATGGTTGTATGGATATGATTAAAAAATACGGATTTAAAAAAGTAATATACTCCACAAAAGATCAGGGTTTTGCGAGTATCAAAACAGAAGAATTCTATGAGGTTTAAATTATGGCAAATGTAAAGATATCACAATTACCCACAGGTACTGCAACTATAAATGCAGTAGTACCAGCAACGAGTGCAGATGGAACTCTAACAGAAAAAATAAAACTTGGTGATATTGCTAATCTTTATACACCTACTGTGGTCAACTTAGGTTCAACAACATCTACATCAATAGATGCCAATTCTGGAGATTTGTTTAATCTTCAAGCCAACAACAATCTAACAATAAATAGCCCCTTTTGGTCTGATGCTGCTGTAGATGGAAAAATGATCAGAATAAGAATTTATTGGAATGCATCAGGAAAAAACATAACACTAGGTGGTAAGTTTGTTATTGCCTCTTCAAGTACCTCACCACTCCCAAACTCAGCTACGTCTGGCAAAACAGATATTCTGTCTGCTGTTTATCATGAAGGAAGAGACAAATGGGATATAATTTCATTCATAGCTGGATTTTAAATTACTTCAAAATCCATGTTTAAAGTTTGACGTATTCCTGAACCTTGGGGATAAGAACCATGTATCACCCAAACTGGGAATATTAGGAGGTCCCCCAAATTTAAGTTTAGTTCTATGCATTCATTGTTTACAATTGCATAGAAGCTTCCCGGTTTGTTAGGCGTGTTCTCAGATATAGACAAATATGCTACTGTTGAAATGTGGTTTAGACCAACGGCATTGTGTCTATGTATTCTATGAAAAGTATTCTCCACCCCTACTGCAGTCCAAGCAGAAAGCATTCTTATATTTTTTTCTTTTTCTATTTTATTGTTGTCTATCAGCAGAGCTTTAATAATATTTTTCAATCCTTCAAATACTTCATTAGAAGAATAGTTTAATAGAGCATATTGAGTACTACCCTCTCCTGTTGTACTTTTCCCGGAGACATCATTCGGCAAATTGTTTTCTAATACCAATCTATCTATTTTTTCTTTTGCTCCAATGACATCGTAGTATCCTTGTAAGTTACATCTCAGAATCCAGTCATTCATTTTTTGTCTCCAAATAAAAAGGTGTAATTTATTCTTTTGTTTTCATGACCTTTTTTAGTTTCAACACCAGCAGTTTCATGAAAATAAGCAGAGTTAAAGAATAAAGCACGATTAAACTTATACTCTATTATCGTAGGCAAAGAACCATTTTCTGCTAAGAATTTTCTCGATAAAAATACGTTACCATTGTAGTCTTCATAAGACCAATCTTTTGGTGCTTTTTTGTCCCAAAGAATCAAGCCATTCTTGCCACTTTTTTGCACCATTGATTCATCACCAGTAACCCACAGATTTACATTTACACAAGCAGGATCAGCATGTAGTGCAACACCAGAACCAATATTGTTGCACATGAATGCCCAAACTTGTTTGAAGTTTAGCCCCTTTAAAATGTCTATTGTTTCTGACATTTCTTCTGAGATATTTGTTAAAAGAGGAAACCATTTTTTAGGTCTTCTAAAATCTAATCCTATATAATCTGGCCATTTCATTGACCTAAAATTAGTAGTTAATGCAAAGTTTCTTAAACGAACAGCAAATTCTGGAATAAGAAAGTTGTCTACTACTACATATTCTTTTTTATCGTATTCCTCTTTTAGTTTTTTCCAGTCATGTATGGGGTTTAATACTTTATAGTTCTGTCTAGCTTCATCTCCCCATGGTTCTGATCCTAAAAATATATCATTTTTAGTATAGAAATCAAATATTTCTTTTAATTCATCTTGGTTCATTTTGAGCTGCACCCACCACAGCTTCCCCCGCCGCAACCTTCTTTAATATTCGTTTTATTTACAGAATTAAACTTAAATCCTTGTTGTTCTCCACTATCAACCCACTCTAAAACAATGTCATCAAGTTGTAGCAACGACTTTTTGTCTATAACTAATTTTAAGCCACTCAATTCCTCAGTAGAATCATTAGGCGTTATTTCATTAAAATCTATAAATTCGAGGCCATAAAATATTCCACTACATCCTGATTTTGCAAAGACACGCAAAGCAGTGGTGTCATCTAGTTCTTCTGATTCTTGAATTACTTTTTTAATTTCTTGTACTGCTTGATCCGATACTTTGAAATCAATATCTATTTTCATTTTTACACCTAGTTTTACCCTTCAATTTGATTGAGTAATTCTAGTTCAAAAAATATTATCAGTCAATGCAAATTTTTTAGACAAAACCTGCCAGTTGTTTTTGACCCATAAAATAAAAGCATCCTCAGCTTGTTTTGTTCCTGTTTCACCTGTTTTTCCATAAAAATTAAATTCTAAATGATGTGTCGCTTCATGAACTATAGTGCTTGCTATTTCTATTATTGCCCTAGAACTATCTCCAAATTTAAGAAGTGTTTTTTGTATATTTACATGGATGGTATCTGAAGGTCTTATTTTATTTGCGTCTAAATCTGGTAGGTATTTTTTAAGCACCGCAACTGGTAAGGTTTTTATTTTTTTATTTAACATCGTATCTTTAGGGAACAATAATTTCAACCTATTCATCGCATCAGGACTGATTGCTTTATTGTTTTCAGAGCTCATGTACATACCGTAAACACCACCTGTTAAGGGAGCAATGACATTTATGTCAGATAAAAGTTTTCTTCTACTCGGTGGGTCCATAGGATTACTAGACCTTGTTTCATCGTACATTTGTACGATTTGCACGGATATTTTTGCCTTGCTATACAGTTGGTCTATTTTTGACTCATCGACGAACTCAGTTCCAACCGTGTTTTGTTCTAACCATTTTGAAAAATTTAGATTCATTTTTTGTTATTTTTTTGTACGAGTTTTACAAATTCACTATCACTTAAATAGGTTTTTGGGCTTTTCACTATTTTTAAAACTAGTTCTTTACCATGGGCAGAAGTCAACTCTTCCCAGACTTTTTTTCTAGTAGCCAAATCATAATCGTTAAATACTTTTCTGAGTGCATCCACAACAGCTACAATAGCTTTTGTTTTATTACTTGAATTTTCTACTTCATTTATTATCCAATCTTGAAATTTCATTTTGACCTCTCGTTGAATCCAACTATAAACCCTCTTCTATAGTCTTTACTTAAAATCCATCGTATAACATTAATTTTATTCTCTATACCTGATTTCTCTCCAACTATTTCTTCTTTAGTTTTTACCATTTCATTTCCTGCTTCTTCTTTTGATAGGTATTCAAACGAAGAAGCAACTATAATTAATGTCAAAAAAGATATTATTATTTGACTTTTCATATTTTATTTATGATATAGTGCATAAATAAAATATGATGAATTTTAAAGAATGGCTTAAAAATTTTGATATAAAAGAAGGAGGCTTTATAAGCAGCGGCAAAGCTTCTAATAGCCTTTTTAAGCCCGGACCTAGAGATATAAAACCAAAGCCGAGAGACGTTAAACTATGCGGCACAGCAGGCGGTCCCGGCCCCTGTGCACAGTAGTTTAATCGTGTATCTGAAGTGCACTTTTTTCTGAAATGTATGTGTTTTCGCCAAAGGCAAGTTCGAACCAAATATTGTATATTCCTAAATCCATTTCAGTAGTGTCTAGAAAGTAATAAGCATACATTTTTTCACGATATTCCACGAGTTGCCGATCTACTATAAGCCTTAAGTCTTGCTCGGCGGGCAAACAATCACCGCAAGCAATTTCTATTGAAACTCTAATATCCGAGACTATGGCGAGATTTTCGTAATAGGCTTGTAGATCGGCTCCTCGTGGAACATTAGGCGTAATTTGTATTAATAGGTATCTTTTCGTACCTTTTCTTATTCTATTTGGTCTAAAGTTAAAGTTAAAATCATATATGGGAGGGGCAGAAGTTGTAAACCACAAATTAGAATATAATTGAAAATTATTTACTATTGTGCCAATGCAGTCATCCCCGTCTTCAAACTTGACTGTCCAGCGATCAATATAATTTCCTATGCAGTAATCAGGACTATTAGTCTGAATCTGTAGCAAATACTGACCAGTTTCTTCCTGAACTACATTGGTCCCAGATATCTCCTCTATCAGTCTTAGTCCATCTGGATTAGTAGCTGAAATTTCTGAAGAATCCAAAACAAATATTTCTACTTTTTGTATCTCTTCTACGTTTTTTCTATTGTTGCTATTATAAGTAAATAGCCTAAGATTTATTTGATCTCCAACTGTAGGATTTTGATATCTTTCTTTTGCCATTTACTATTTCCTTCTTGACTGCGCCTTTTTTCTTGAGGATTCCATTGCTTTATTTTCTTCTTCTTTTTGCTGTATGAATCTTTCTATCATCCACCTCCTCATGTTCAGAGGTAGTTTCATAGATTTCTCCATATCTAGATGCATGTGGTATTGAAAGAAAAAAACCTCTTCAGCTAAACCGCCCCAAAGGTCTAAGCTTGGGTTACCCCCTTCCTTCGTCGCGGGAAGAAAAAATTCGCTTCAAGAGGAAGATCTATTCCGAATTCTGCAAAGCACGAAGGACAAACAATTTGTATATTTGTATCAACACCAAAAGGAGGTTCATTAATGCAATTTCTAATGTAAGAAACATCATTAATTGGAAGGTTCTTTAGTAGAACCTGAAGCTCATTTTTGTTTGTAATTCCATCGATATCATTTAGCAAAGCTGCTGTTCTAAAAGTCAAGGTATCATCTGCAGAAGCATCACCGAATGCCTTGATTCTTCTATCTCTATGGTCATTTATATCTTGTTCATCTCGACCAGTTGATAGTCTATAAGAGAAAGGCAACTTGGTGGTAGGAAGAGTGTCCTGCAATTCTGGACCGTAAGAATCCGGGCAGCTTTCAACGTATAAAGCATTTAGGTCTAAGGTTGTGCTAAACTTTGTTTCACACTCTGGACACTTAATCTCTACATCGTATTTTGGACTGTAGGATATACCTCTAAGGTATATCAATAAATATGTTCTATCTATTGTTAGTAGATTTTCTGGTTTGAACTGATTGCCTTCTTTAAGGCACTTCTGAAAAATCATATTTATCGCCTGACCTTTTCTTACAAACCTAGGAGTTGCCAAAATTTGTTCTTCCTCACCAGTCATGGGTCGAATAGAAACAACGCCATCCGCTGGTCCACTTTCACCGTCATAGAATTTACCCTTAGAAGGTAATTCTATCTCTTCATATACAGCGTTGGAGTTTCTAATTACTTCAAGAAGTTCTTTTAGATGATCACTATTTGTTTGGCCTCCTCTTCTTTCAAAACTTTTCATTGTTCCTTCGTCTTGTGGGCCCATGTTTCCAAAACCTTTCTTAGGCTCAGTGCTTTCGCCGCTAGCAGCCTTTAAAACTTTTTGAAACTCCGCAGGGATATTTCCTTTAATCTGTACCTGTGATTCTCCTACTGGTCGAGTTTCTTGTCCTGCTTCTTGAGCAAGCTGTTCTCTTACTGAATGAGCCTCATTCATTTCTTCTTGTCCTGGTTTTCTGGGTCGAAAAGTTTCATCAGCCATTTTGTTCTCCTTTTACTATCTTTAATAAAGTAGGTTGTAACTTAAGATAGTATCATGGAAATAAATCTTAAAAATATTGAAGAGCTAATTTTTTTTAACAAAGAAGTCCAACAGCTATTGCCAGAATTTAGGCATTTTTTTGATTCTTGGCACCTTGGAAAAAGAGTCCCAGAATTAGCTGGGTTGGGCAATAAAATGGTTTTTGATTTGCTTTCATCCTTAAAAAAAGAGCATTTACAAAAGTTAGAAGCTTATTTTAATGATAAAATTTTAGTTTCTAAATTAGAGAATAATATTGTTGGCAATTATTCTTCTGACTTGGACGCTGCTAATCAACTTTGTGAATATACGGAGTACAAAGAGTTTTGTGCCTATAGAAGCAAAGATAAATTGTTTTTGTCTTTTTGGAGATAAACTGTATAATTTAAACAGGAGATCAAATGATAAATTTATTTTTATTCGTTGTAAGTGTTATTGGAATGACACATATAATTGTTGATGGTTCTATATTTGAAAGTGCTCGCAACTACTTTAAAAAAGTCATGACTAAAGTAAAATTAGAACATATGGGAAGTTTAGTGGACTGTTACCTTTGTTCTGGAACTTGGTGTGGTTTTTTTATGGGATACGTGTGGATAACTGATGAACCACTCAAGGTGTTCGCTTGCGGTTGCGCAGGAGGATTTATAGCAAACTTGGGAGCCTCTGTACTTAATCTAATTGAAGCTTTGACTATTGTTAGACTTTCTGAAAATGAATAGTTATTTATTGTTTTGCGACAACTGTAAATTTAAAAAAATTATTTCTTCAAATGAAGAATTGAAGAAATTTTTGATATTTAAATCTGCTCCTATACCTGGTGGTGCACCTATTTTGGATGCTGTTACAAAAGAGATCAAGACAAAACCCTCAATCCCACAAGTTAAAAAAATTAAGTGCCCCAAATGCGGATTATTAATTAGACCAAAAAAGCAAGAGGAAAAAGATGACAACAGGCAGACCAATAACATTGATGGACGTCAAACAGGCCTTACGAGATAAGCGTTTCAGAGAAAGCCTTCCTGACTCTTTTAGTGAAGAGATACAAAAATATCAACAAAATCCTGGTTGTGCTTGTAATGTTCCTCTTTATAAGAGGATAATGCTTGAGGCAAAAGATCAGATACAAACTTATTATCCCAATAGATCTGTTGTTAGTTTAGAAGAAGATGCAAAAAAATTAGCTGACAATAATTTTTCTGTGATTAGTTGTCATATAGATGAACTTGAATCTAGGTTAAAAAAACTACCCATAGGAAGAAAACAAATAGCAGTTTGTAGGTATGAAGATCAGGTCACTGCAATTATAAATGAACTAGACTTTTTATATTGATTTAAAAGCTCTTGTTTCTTTTGCAACTTTTTTGCAGGATTCTATCATTCTAGATGGATATTCTTTGTACTTAGAAATTTCCATTGGCCAATCATCATCTTTTAGCCTTCTGCCTCCTAAGATGATGGCATTTTCATAGAAGCAAATTGCTTTATCGTATTCATTGATTGCGTAATAGACATCACCTAATAAACACCAAAATTCTGCCATTAAGGGATTGTTTGAGAGACAGATAATTAATGACCTGATAGCTTCTTTATAGTTTATTTCTTTTTTAACATAGCATCTAACCATAGCACAGTAATAGTGTGTCATAATAAAAGACATAGATATTTCTTTTTCTTGATAAAGATATAAATCTGCAATGTTTAAAAAATTTTGCCAATTCTTTCTTGTTAAATTTATACAAGATAAATAGTACAAAGGCTCATTTGATAAAGGAGACCTTTCCCTCCAATAATTAACCAGTTCAGCTCTCAGATCGTCGTTATCCTGTTCTGGAGACGATGCCAAATAAACATCACAGGAATCACCCTTAATGTTTGTTGTTTCAAATACAGGATTTTTAAATTTTACATTTTTTGAAACATGCCAGATTCTTGTTTCTTTTGTGACTAGATCACCTCTGAGTATATTAACCCTATATGAATTAGGACTCTCTATTAGGCCTTCTATGGAGTCTGATGGTGATAATAGAACTTCGTGGGGTTCAATAAAGAATACCCAGTCATTTTCTGAGTTTTTTAGCAAATAGTTTTTAGCTGCACTTGTGTCTTTATTGAGTGATATTGGTATTATTTTTAATTTATATTTATTGCATATTGAAATTGTTTGATCATTGCATCCTAAATCTCCTATTATTATTTTTGACTTTAAAGGCAATAGTGACTCAATAGTTTTTTCAATTGTGCTTTGATTGTTTTTAACTAAAATATTTGTTGTCAAATTCATTTTTTATCAAACTTTTTCTCTATTAGATATTGGATAGCCGAAGCTTCATTAAGCTGGCCTTTTGACTTTAAATATTCATAAAATTGCTTATAAAAATTTATGGCATTAGGTTTGTCTATTATTTGTACAAATATTTCATATACGTTCATACTGTTATCATAGGGTAAAAAGTGAAAAAAGATTTAGCTCCTTTAAGAAATGTTCTCCAATGGAAAAAGCCATGGGAAGGCAACTGTAGAGTTAAGCCATGGGAATATAAAATAACTGCTGTGGTTCCTTGTTTAGATACATTTGAACAACTAGAAATTTGTGTAAATCTTTTAAGGCTACAAACAGAAAAGCCCTACATAATTGTCATTGATACAGGTAGTTGCGAAGAAGAATATAAAAAAATAGAAAATCTTAGAGACGAAGACTTAGAAGTTCATTGTCTTAGGTTGAATGGTGTTCTGCATCCTTCTGATTTCCCAGCTATTGCTATGGATTTAGCATTTAGTGCTTGTAGGACCGAGTATCTATTTGCCACACACGCAGACTGTTTTTTAAGAAATAAAAACTTTTTGCAAGAATTAATTGATTTATGTATTAATTATTCTCCTGTAGTAGGCTATGAAATTAGTCCTAGGCTGCATGAGGATTGGCACGGGATGGTATCACACACAGCAACTATGTACCACATGCCAACAATGGACAGAATAGGTTATGGCTGGAGTTTAAGAAGGTTATCAAATTACTACAATATTAAAGACTATAGTCCCTCGCCAGGCAGGCCCGGTTGGCCGGACACAGAGATTTTAGGCAACTACATTCTTAGAAAGAATAATATTAAACCTCATTTAATAGGTGGAGAACCAAATTTTAAAAGAAAAATAGATGATAACATAGACCATTTTCGTAGTTTCACTAGTGGTAAATTATACAGTCAACCACACTATGAAAAAGCAAAAGATTGGTATCTTGATGCTAGAAACCAAGCTCTTCAAAGGATAGAGAATTGGCAACGTGAAGAAGAATATAATTTAAAGTTTAAGGAGCTTGATGTCAACAGAATATCTTAATAACAAAACATTCGAGAGGTTAATTGTTAAATTTCAAAGTTCCAAGAGGGAAAAGCTAAAGTACCAACTATTAGTCGAAGATATAAAACAGACTGAAATACGTACTATTAAAAGAGAAAAATACAAAAAGCCAGAACCATGGTTTAATGTAGAAAAAAAATATACTATACTTAACCTAAACTATCAGGATGTTCAAAAAGAACTAGCAATAGCATTTTATACACTGTCCGAAAACATCGTAAGGTACGCCAAATTTAATTTAATAGATCAAGATGATGCAATACAAGAAGGTGTAATGATCTGCTTCGAAAAAATAGATAGATTCGACCCACAGAAGGGCAAAGCTTTTAATTATATGACAACATGTATTTTAAATCATTTTAGACAAATGTATAGGACTGCTAGAAATTACAATGAACTTAAAAAGAAATATTTAAATTTTGTTCAAATGCAGTTTGACAAACAACTTTCTATTAATAGCAATAAAAAAGGTATATACAAAAAACATAATATATCATCTGATGCTTGATAATCTTATTCTTTTGTCTATAATTTAGATAGAAATAAATGGAGATACTATTTAAATGAAGAAAGACATATTTGAACAATTTGAGAATCAAGAATTAATACAAAAGCTTATAGACAATGGATATGGGAGCCTTGTAGACGCTTTTTTATCAAACGACAACAAGGTCTATACGAAAAAAGGTAGGTTGAATAAGAGTGGAGCTTGTAGGGTTTTAAAATGCAAACCCAAAGATTTAGAAGATGCAATACTTGCTTGTCAAGATTTACTAAAAAAAGAACTTTCTTTGGAAGAAGAGAAAGAAGACTAGGCAGGAAGTATGTAAGCACGGTCATATCTAATTGTCAGGTCACAAGTCACCAGCTCACTTCCTGACATATCCAATTCGCCAAATTCTATGTTTTGAGGCCAAGCATTTTCAAAAATCCAAGTTTCTATTATTTCACCACAACCATCATATAGCTCTAGTCTTGCTTCTTTTTTAAACCCGTCACAGGATGGAACATAAGTTTCACCTTGTGGATCATAAATTCCTTTTAGCCATTCAAAAACAGGATGAAGAGGTTTTTTTATATCATATAGGGAAATTGTAATGGGTTTCCACTCAGGTTTACCGGGAAAATATATTGTTTCGTTTATATGCTGAGCTTCCAACTCTTTAAATGATATGGATGGCCTAGCTCCTTTATAGGGTGGCAATGCATTTACTTTATCTTGTGGGCTACTTTGGTCTCCCATGACTTCATCTATACTAAACAACCATCTATTTTTTCTTTTAAAACATACTGTATCACTCTCTAAACCGAAGTCAAAACCCATATTATCTCGTGCCATAATTCTCCATTTAAATAAAAAAACCTTGTACCAAATATATTAGTATTTAGTACAAGGTCTTTATTTAAAATAAAACGTAAATTATTACTTTGTGCAACCGTCGCAGCAAGGATTGACAGAACCGCTGCAGAAACCAGTCCACTTGACTTCACTGTATCTTAGTGTGAGTTCGATTGTTACCTCTTCTGAAGAAGAGTAATCTAGTTCACCGAAGTTTACAGCTTGTGGCCACACACGATCTAGCTGCCAATTTTCTAAGTTATTTCCGCAACCGTCGTATAGGTCAAGGAACGCAGTTGCGGAGTAACCACCACCATTACCCGATCTTCCACCACCGCCACGTTGGCCGGGGAGTGAAGATTGTGAGTAAGGTACTCCGTTGTTTGTAAAGTTGTATGTTGTTGCAAGCCAACTGTACAAAGCTGTAACTCCGTCTCTCGAATCATTTCCTGAAAGGTCATAAAGGGTAACTGTAATTGTTTCCCAGCTAGCTTTACCTGGAATCCACATCTTTGAATTCAAGAAATTAATTTCTGTTTCTTCAATTGTTAGATTTGGTCTTGAGGCTAGCTTGACGAAGTATGGAGGGATTTTGCCAGCATTGCAGTTTGTCTCAATGGATAGCGTCCATCTATACTTCCTCTTAAAGAGCACATTATTTCCACCTAGGACATCCATACCCATGTCCTGTAGGTTTGATTGCTTTTGATAATTATTGGGCATGTTTTAATTCTCCTTTGTCTTTTTTACTTTTTTGTTAGAAGGTTGAGTCTGCTGTTTCTGTGAAGCTTCCTGTTCTATGAATCGAGAATTCAATGAACATAAATTCCACTGCACGGGTTGGCTGCACACCAATTTGTGCTCTAAATTCATTTCTGTCGATCACATCAGGTGTGTTCAACTCTGCATCAGCCTTGACAAAGTAGTCATGCAAGCCTCTTCCCTTTTTGACTTCTTCAAGAATACCAGCACATATAGCACTGAATCTTCTTTGGAATACATCGTCATTTGGGTCGAACAACAGAGTTCTGACAGCAGACCTGATTCTCTTTTCTAAGTAGAACATTAACCTTCTAACGTTTACACGGTCTAGAGCCGTTGGTCTTCTTTGTAGTGTCTTCTGACCCCAAACTAGGTATCCATCAACGTCAACGTAGCTAACGATAGGATTAATGCAATTTCTGTTTCCGTACATCAAATCACGTTCGGCCAATGTGGGGCGATCATAGACGTCAAGGACGCCCGGAACGATACCACGATTTAGACCGGCTGGAGCAAACCAAGGTTTAGACAAGAAGTCACTTCTTGCAATAACAGCCATAACAGAGCCAGATGGTGGAACCCAAACGTCAACACGATTGAAGTTGTCACGAATCTTGACCCAAGGCCAGTAAAGTGCACCAAAGTCCGAATCAAACCTGATAAGGTTGAGAGGATGGGCACCATTCTGCCAAGCTATTATTTCTTTAACGGTTAATCCAAATGGGGCATCTACTATAGCCAAGCAATCTTGTCTATAATTCTGGCAGAAATCCAACATAGCAGTAACAACTGATGTGCTGGAATGTCCAGGAACAGCTATTAGATCTATGTCAATTTGTTCTGGTTCACTTAGAACATATAGTCCTGTTGAACCTACTGGACTGCCAATTAGCAACTCGTCTTGCTTGTCTGGATCAGCTGGAATTCCGTCTGATCCCATCTGTGCATCACCCAAGTTATAGGTGCCAGCAGCTGGACCGGCTGTTACATCATCATTGTTTATTGCTCTGACATAGTCAGAAGCAAGTGAAAGATAGGTTTCAACATAATAAGAACTTGTGCTATCTTTGGTTAGTTGACCCCAGCTTTCTACCTGAACTCCGTTGTTGTACACAGCGAGAGAAAAGTGGTTTTCACGGATGTCATTTGTTATTACAACTGAAGTTTGATTTCCGTCAATACCAGCTGAATCAGCTGCAAGCGTAAATGTAACTTCTCCTGTTGTATTATCAGCACCTGTTACTAATCCGTAGCTTGCTGTTGAAACTGCGTCAGCAGCACCTTCGGTGGTCACACCAGACTTTGTTGTCGTGGGTAGTCCGAAAACAGTCTCGGCAGTGCTTGAATTTTTAACTCTAATTCTCGAATCAGCACCAGTTGCAAGAGTCTTAAATACTAAGCTGTTGCCAGAGGCTGAAGCTTCCCATCCACCTGGAAGGTCGCCGCCCTCTTCATAACGAAGAGCATTCACAGCGTCAACAATACCAGCTATGGCTACTACAGGTGTGCCATCAAGATTTAAAGCTGTGTTTAGGTCAATTGTTTGTACAACACCATCTATTGTGACATTGTCTGTTCCGTCGAGAACAAGCTCAAGAGTCCAATCGGATGTATTTGGAAGAGTATACTCACCAGCATTACCGCTTGATGGATACTTTGAATTAGTTCCAGTAACAACTGCTTGTTCCATTCCAGTGGCCAAACCAGTTATGTTTCCACCAATACCGGTGGGTCCATATATGGCATTTTGAACAGACACTAACTCGATTGAAGCGTTTGGTCCATAGGCCCAAGTTGTTCTCACTCCAATTGGATCATTATCGCTATCGCCGTCTACAAAGAACTCGATTCCGTCTAGAGTTGTGTCCAACTGAGCATTGAGCTCATCGACAACGTCTACCGAGTTTTTTGATGTTTCGCTAGCTTCGACCATAAGAGTCTTGGGGCTTAGCTGACCATTTAGCTTGAATCTTACGAAGTAAGCGTCAACTGTGATGTCTCCATCAACGTATGGATTTGGATCAAAGTCATAAGGTCCATCTGTTACTGATACAATTTGGGCAACAGTGCCAGCAGAAAGAACATCAACTGTAGCAGTTAAAGCTTGTTCATCGCTTACTGGATCGTCATCGCCAACTCTTACTACGAATAGTTCATTTGCAACTAGTAGATATTGTTGTGCTGCGTAAATTAGGTATGGGTCACCTACATCAGGATGTGGGTTACCAAATACTGTCGCCAACTGACGAGCAGTAGAAATCATAACTGGAAGATTAATTGGGCCTTTTGAAGCAAAGCCAACAAGACCCGCACGATGCAAGCTCTGTTCAGCTGTTACTAGGCTTAAATCTTTTTCTGTAATCCTGACACTAGGACTTATTGTGTTAGAAGGTGGAAATCCTCGTAAAATCGCCATAGTCTTATTCTCCCTTTGGTACTTTGTTTGTTTGTTTTATCGAAATCAATCCGCTTTTCTCTGCTCTATCTATGTATTCTGTTGATCTTTCTTCTTCAAGAAAAAAAATATTTTTTCCAGATCCCATACCGGGAATGTTCAAAGTTGTGAAAGATCGAGGCGCTCTTCTTGATTTAATAACCAATTGGATTGGAAATTTATTTCTGTTCGTCAATTCTAGCATTCCAACTCCTTAACTGATTGTTCAATACTTTCTAAGACCTTATTAGCCTCTTCTTCAGTAATTCCTTCTACAAACTCAATGCTCGTCTTTAGCACCGATTTTTTCCTTGCTATAGGTTGTGATATATAAGACTTAGCAGTTATACCAAACTCATATTTTATCACTTTTATAGCACTGTCGCCAGGTTCTTGGTCAACATTGTTTGCAACACTTTCTATGTTAACAATAATTTCCCAAGGTATACCAGTTACTCTTATATATGCAGCATGACTAAATTTTGTTAAAATTTGTTCTAAAATTTGATTCATGTCTTCTTGATACATGGTCCAAGCGGTTATTGTATATCCTACATTTATAGGAATTCCCCGAGCAGTACCAAAAACCGTGTCTCTATGAAATTTTTCTTTTATTGCAAAACCGGGTTTTCCATCATCTGTTCTATTAAAGTAATTTAAGGCTTTATGATAAGTATATCTTTCTAAATCATATTCTATGCCGGTTTGGGTAATTGCTAACATTGGTAATTTGATTCTATCAACCACCAAAGTTTCGTCTTTTCTTACGTTATCTTGCACTATTGCCGCTACTGCTTTTTCTGGGGTGCCTAACATGACTGGTATTGGCCATGCCTTTCCATCTTCATCAATCACTATAACGTTTCTAAACATATCTAATATTGCTTCATCTGTGCCTCTTATAGATTTAGAATATCTATAAACCACCGTTCTATCTACATTTTCTAGATCATTTACTATGTAACCTCTTTGCATGGGATCACAATCTACCCTAGAACCAAACCCCGTCTTTTTCATAGTTTGATCTTTAAGCCAATCCAAGGCAGGACCTGTAGGATTTCGTAAATTATCTGGAGAACCGGTTTCACAATATTCTGGAGATTTATCTAGATTGACATTGCCCAAAGGACCTTTTGTGTTACACTCATTATAACTTTTTTGTTGGTGGTTTGGGTTATTGGTGCTTGTCATTTTTTCCTCTATAATATCTAGGATTGTATGAGGGTTTTTTATGGAACATATAAAATTAAAATATAGATCTTTATTTAAAGGACTTTCTCCGAAGCCAATAAAACTAGAAATTCCCGGTTGGGCAGGAGAACCAAATAAACATACAAATGGAGATATGCCGCAACCGTGGCATTGTCCGCCTTTTATAGAAGCTTCCACATATGGTTTAGAACTTTATTACCCATTTGAAACAGAGTGCAGAGTCAAAAATATTAATGACAAAATAATTTTTGATGGAGATTTTAGTAAGGAAAAAGAAAAATACGATATTCCGATTCAATTTCCACCTTTTATGTCTTTTGCACCAAATCATTTTGGAATGACCTCCGGAGTAGACATACAGGTGCCAAAAGATTTCATACTTAGAACTGAGCCTCATCCGAGATTCTATACAGATTCCACCAACACAGTTCCTTGTTGCATTTCAGGCCATTTACAAACTAATTGGTGGCCAAAAATTTTTTTTGTTGTTTTTAAAAATCCGATAGAAGGACAAGAACTAATATTTAGAAAATCAGAACCATATGCACAAATTCTTATTCTACCAAGAAAAGCTTATTATCAAATCGATGAAATGACCAATCAAGAATCTAATGAAAGAATAATTATTGATAAAAAACTAGAAATTAAGACTCCATATATAATAAGGAATAGTTGGAGAGATCATCTTGGGCAACCTTTCGATGACAAATATAAACAACTATCAGTTGCAATCAATAGGCCTATTGATTGCGATATAAAATCTTTTCTAGACAATGTAAAAAACAATAAAAAATCTAAGGTAAAACGTAAATTACTGTATAGGAAAAAATGAAAGCTTATAAAATAAAAAAAAGAACAGAACGATTTAAATGTTTTATTCCAAGCCCATCTCTTGGCTTCAAAAAGCCCAAGGTTCCTTTTTTCTTTTTTTCAAAAGTGCACCCAGTTAAATTTGAAAAATAATTTCATAGATTAGTTAATTTTTATCTTTAAATCTGGCTGCTTTTGTGTAACCTTGCCATCGCCCGTAACAACATCTTCTTGAAATCTTTGACAAAGAAGTTCTATTCTAAGAACCCCCCACATTTTAAACTCACTCAAGTTTCTTTGTACAACCACCCAGTTTTCTTGTAGATGAGGGGTGAATATTCTTGAACCAATTTTGGGAGGATGCCCCAAGCTTCTTAATACCGATCTATAGTTCAGTTCGAAAGTTACCTCATCAGGTGCATCTATGCCAAATTGATTTAAAACATTTTGTGAAGACATTGGTTCGTAAGTGCACCATAATTGAATTGGATTATTTGAAAACAATTTATTTCTTGCTTCTAAATATATTGGATCGATCATATCAGGTCTAATGACTACCTCATAATAAAATAGAGGAGATCCCCCTCTTTGTATAGACTCTTGGTCCCATAGGTTAAATAAGTCAAACATTGGGTTATTAGGATCGAATTGTTGAGCACTTCCTGACAAACTATAGGGTGTACCGTCCTTATTTAATATGGTCATTTTAATCCTTTAATTTATCGTAAAGTTCAAAGTAACAGTTATGACTCCACCACTAGATGGAAGTGAAAAAGGAGCAGTTGTAAATCTTTCTGCCCACAAAAGCTCGTCATCCCCCGTTGTTACAAAGTAACCATAAACTAATGTTGATTGCTCAAGAACAAATTCTCTACTTGGATACGTAGCAGTGCATATACCGTCTAAAGTACTTATCTCCCAATCTTCACTTGGTAATAAAATTGGATAATCTGAAGAAAAGTATGCTGAATCTATTTCTTCCAAATCACCTACAGTAGTGTTTTTTGATGGAACAATATCATTTTTAAACAACTTTAATTTTCTATCACCCTCAGTGTTTGGAACCGAACCATCAGCTGTCTCAAAATTTGTTATTAACCCGAGCATTATTAGATTCGCACTATTTGGTACAACTAAAGCCATATTTTTCCTTTTTGATTTACTTTTACTTATATATAGTATGACTCTTTATAACAAAGATGGTTCAACATATAAACTTTCTTCACCAAATCCAGTAATGAAGGACCAAAATAAATGGTCTCATTTTATAGTTCACAACATGGAATGGAAGCCAGAGGTAAAGGAAGATGGAACCGTTGTCACTCCTCTAGGATCAGACTTTGAGGTAAAAAATGACTTTTTTCAAGAATTAGATGAGGCAAAAGAAACTTTAGAAAAACAAGCCAATTCTATTGACAAAGAACCCGATCAAACAGTTTCTACTCCAAAAGAACCTGTTGTTCAATCAATTAATATAATAAAACAAAATAATGTAAAAGATTCTGATCTTGGCGATATAGAAAAAACTTTTGTTTATTGTTTACCAGCAGAAATAAAAGAAAAAAAAGATAAACTATATGGAGATGTATTCAGAACGATTCAGTACAAAGAGCCAACTTCTTTTGAAGCTGTAATTATATCTCAAAGTGATATGGTTATAGAAATTTGGTCTAGTGTTTTTTTTGAGCAAGGGTCTATATTTTATCCTAGAAATGGTGACAAGAGATGGTGGAGAGTACAATCCAAAGAATCAAAGGTTGGTGGTTGGCTTATGAAAGCCACCCCGTCAGACCATCAACCTTCTTTTGATTCTTGAGACCCTATAATTCTAGCATTCAAGCCTAATTTTTTAAGCTGTTCTCTATGGTCTTCAACAGATTTTAAATATCCTATTTCATACAAGTCTGTTGCTAATTTAAAAAACTCTTTAATTTCTTTTTCTGATGATAGCGTTGTGCTTAGTTTCTCAATTATAGGTTCGTTAGATTGATATCTTTCTTTTATTAATTCAAACATTACTTTTTTAACGTAGTGGCTCTGTACGTTGCCAAAATATCCCATTAAGTTCATTTGTTATCGCTCTCTATTGATCTTTCAACTTTTTCTACGGCTTTTTTAATTTTATTGATAACTTTTTCTTCTTCTTTTCCTTCTGCCTTATCTTTTACCCATTTTAACATATTGAGTAATCTTTCTGTTGCCATGCTTTTTTCAAAGTCAGATACTAATACTCCGTCTACAATTTGTTTGTGTCTCATAAGATAGCTTGAAGCTAGATCTTTATTTTCTTCTTTAGGCAGTGCCATTTGATATCTTTGCTCTCTCTGTTCGGGTGATAAATGACCCAAAGGACCTATTTTTTCTTCTGCTTCTGGTTCTGGGGTTGGCTCTGGAGTTGGGTTTGATGTTGGGTTTGATGTTGGGTTTGGTTCTTGGGTTGGTGGAATTTGCCTTCTTCTTCTTGATCTAGGCTGCAACCCGCTGGTAGCACGAGGTTCAACAGAAGCAGTAGGATCCTGAGCGATAGGAGCACCAGCCACAGCAGGTTTAGCGGGCTCTTCATTGTTCGCGTCTTGAGCAACTACTGGAGAGCTAGGAGATTCTACGTCACACTTTCTTGCAAATATGTCTTTTAGTTGTTTTTTAAGATTTTCTGCTGCTTGTTTAATGATCTGCACAATTCTAAGTTTGTCTGCACCCGGAGGTAAGCTTTCATTTATTTGTTGCTCTGTTGCTTCTATTACCGATCTAATTTCTTTATATTCTTTTATTGTAAAAACTGATGGGTTGAATGATTCTTTAACCCCTAAGTCATCTCCAAATCTATTTTTCCAATAATACGGGTTTTCAGGATTGTATCTACCACCTCTTAATCCGTACCAAATATTTGATAATCCGCCTTTAAACCTATCCCATAAACCCCTTTTATTCTCAGGAGCAATTGTTGGAGATACAATTTTGTTCATTAACTCTTCTGATGCCCATTTATCAACTATTGCTTCTATTTCTTTAGCTATTTCTGCCGAGGCATCTATTTGTTCTTCTCTGAATTTTTTAAGCATTTTTATACCTCACTAATGTACTCACCGATTTTTTTTAGCGACATTAAACAAGAATCAAACTTATGAAAATCACTAGAGATATAATCCAGAGAAAGATCATCAAATCTATTTCTTGACTCTTGATTGTTTTCTACTTCAAAATATATAGATTTATTTTTTTTACCCAAAACTTTGTATTTATGCATAAGAATATAAGCAGCAGCTCCTAGATCGGATACAGATCGACTTTCTTTAACATCAAAATTATACTCCCCAATCTTTTTTAAAGACATTATACAGGAGTCAAACCTATGATATTCACTAGACAAGTAGTCTAAAACCAACTGATCAAATTGTTCTGTTGTATTCTTTTCAGTTATTAGAAAATAGATATCTTTTCCTTTGCGGCCTATAACCTTAAAGTTATGCAATAAAACATAAGCTGCGGCACCTAGGTCGCTCACATTCTTTTGACTTTTTTTCATTCAAACCCTTTCATTCTTTTTTTTTCTTTTCATTTAGCGGCTTCTGCGGCTATTAAACAGCCTCTTGCCACTGAGTAAAGCGGATCATCCGGCTTAATTATTTCTCCCACCTTTATTGGTAGGTTTGTTTGAACCATAGCTTCTCTAAACATTTCTGCGAAACCATTAGGAGAAGAAGTTCCACCCGCAATAACCACATCAATAGGAGAGTCTGTTCTAACTGTTTTATTTACATCAGCAAAACCTTTTTTTATCCCTCCAACGGTGTGTTCTATCATTAATCGGTATTGGGTGGCTATAGCTCTTTCTACTAAGCTATTAGGTGCTCTTAATAGGTCAACTTTTGTTTTTTCAACATTTATATAAGCTATAGTTTCACCTGTGGCTTTAGCAGCCTGTCTATCTATCCAGTCTCCTGAGTTTACAATTGAAAAAGAAAATACAGGGTTTCCATACATTGCATAGCAAACGTTAACCATGCCAGCCCCACAGCTTACTCCTATTCCTGTAAATGCTTTCTTGCCTAACTCTGCATAAACCAGTGCTAGAGCCTCATTGATTGGATGTGCATCTACTCTATATCCCGTTTCGCTTTTATAAGCTTTGAATATAGCTTCCAATATTCTTTGGTGGTAATCTGCGTCTGTATCTTGATTAATAGCATTTGCAGGTACGCAGTAATACAAAGTTTCACCATCTTTTTTAACATTGTTTATTAAACTGTGTATCATTATTGACATTATTTGGAAAGCATCTTTTTCTTTTGGGTTAACGCATCCATGTATCATGGGTCTTTTTAACTCAATTTGGCTCATTGTATAAGCCATATTCACTGCTGCCTCGCCAAGGGCATAAGCCACATTATCCCTTTCTATAAGTGGGACTCCTGCACTTTTCATCATGTTAAATACGAATCTATTGTCTAGTGGAATTTCTAAGAATGCGTTTACTTCTCTTTTGTAAGTAAAATTTCCATCATTAGACCTGTTGCAACAAACTAAGTTGTAAGTACCGCAATCAAAACCGCATGGCATAATAATTCTCCTTTATTTATTTCCCAAAATCTATCTTCTGACTTGTGTCAAAATCTGGTATGGCCCATTCTACTTTTTCTGATTTATTCTTGTATGAGGGGTTAGATTGAGCTTCTACACTAGAAACTTTAGACTCTAAAACCAATCCCTCTGTGTTTAAATTTATATTTAAATCTAAAGTTAGAGATACTTGTATCTCTCCTTCTTTTGTTACTACTTTTACTGAACCGGGTTTTATTAATGTTGGCATATTATTTCTCTTAATTTATTAAAGTTTATAGCAACTTTGAATAGACACCAAAACCTGAACAGTTGTATCTGTTCCACTTTGGTTTTGAAATTCTAACATTGTTACACTGAGTTCACCTTGGTTAAAAGATTGAGTAGAGCCAGAAGTAAGATCTAATATGGCATTTGTACTCCCATTTATTCTTATTTTAACGTCTCCATCTCCAGAGTTGTGTATTTGTACAAATTGAGCAGCAGCACCATTATCGCCATATATGTTTATTACGTTATCTTCATAGTTTGTCTCATTGTCAACAGATGTCGTGTACACCCTAGCAAAGTTATTTTCTTCTTTTACGTCACTATAAATTGATCCATCATCTGATATTACTTCTATGAAAGCTTCCTCTAAGGGGAGCTGTGGATATGCGAATCTTTTCCAATAGTTGCAATCGGTGAACGTATCGCCGTCTTTGAATTCTCTGGTCACCCTATCGGGCCCTGCTACGTATAGCGTTCTTTGTATAGAGTTTAATTTTACTTGAAATACGCTCATTTTTCTCCTGTACCATGTAAACTTCAAATGTACCTATTATTTATTACTTTGCACTAATTATTTGATAAAATAATATTTTTACTCATTTAGAGTAAATAGTTTTGTTCAAAGGAGAGCTATGAATGAATCAGATCAAGCTTTGATTGGCACGGATGCTATCAAAGCGTTTGTAGAACAGTTTGGTTCAAATGACAAGGAAGTGAATAGAATAATAATAGAAGAAATTCTTCGAGCCCTTATGGAAAAAAATAAAAATGGCTAGTCAAGATTTTTATGATTTATACCTTTATTTAGCTAGAAGAGATAAAAAATCTGTTCAAATATTGGCAAGGTTTTTATCTACTCCAATATCAACGGCTAGAATAGATGAAAGCAATATATCATTAATTGGAATGCCAACTACTATACTTCCTGCGGTACAACAAGAAATTTATGATAATAGAATGTTATGGCAAGCTTGGTTAGAAACTGCCGACTCTTATGAGTCTTTTAGAGTAAGACTAACCAAATCTGGCTACACAAATATTCCTCTTAGTTCACAGCCCAAGTTTTTCATTTCAACGGTAAAAGTTTTTCCTAAATTTTCTGCTAAGCAAACTATGGTTCAAAAAACGCCTTAAATTTCAACATACATTTTATGAACTTCAAAAGTGCCTTTTTTAGTCTTAATGATTAAATTGTTTCCAATTACTTCTTTGACTATCCCTCCATAAGAACAAAATTCTTTGATAACTTTGTTTTCATCCCCCTTTAAAACATCCATAACACTTGACATTTTTTTGTTGCTGAATTTTGACTCAACATGTAATCCTGTGAGGTTAAGTTCTTCTTTATCTCCATTCTCAGAGATCCATTTTTTAAACTCATTAACATTAAAAATATTAAAGGGGTTGTCTTGCATCTTAATCTTTCAGAAAATCTATTATTTGCTCTTCTTCTATGTATGGTAAATGTTCGTATATTTTTCCCTTAGAGTGGTCGTATGCCTGAACTTCATAGTACTCTTGATTTTTGAGCCAAAACATGCTGCCGTCAATTAAACCATGTGCAATATTTTGCTGAGGATAAGACCATAATCCGTTTTCTAGTTTGTACGAACCTTCTCTTTCTTCTTTAAAAACGTCATCACAGCATAAAAGCAATAACTTTTGCACACCAAACCTATAAGCCAACCCAACCGCAGCACATATAGCATTTCTATAGTCGTCCACTTGCCAGTTAACTTCTTTGGAACCCGAGCCAGTATAAGTTGCTTCGTTTACAGGATAGTATCTGAACTTGTTTCCTTTATAGTTTGATAAGAATTTTGAATTTGTTCTACATGACGCTATACATTTTGGTAGAACCTGTTTTCCTCTTGGAAAAAATTTCATACATTCTGAGTATGGATTGTTAACAATATAATAATTTACACTTCTTTGACATTTCCACTTATTTAAAGATCCATTCACACCGAATATAATCACATCTTTTGGAAAGCTATTTATTAAGTTTTGTTTTTCATTAAAATCAAAACCATCAGAAACTATTACAATTTTAGGATGAAATAAATTCTCCGAATCTATCCATGGATATCTACCAAGATTATTTTGAAACTCATTTTGTAAAAAAATAAAATAGTCTTGATTTTTTATTGTATTGTTTGTGTCAATATAAGGAACAGAAGGCTTTGTGAAGTTTCTTACCCAATTACCTTCTTCTGTAAGGTAATACTGATTTCCACTTTGATGGTTTTTTATTCTCATGAAACTTTACTTAGGATTGCAAGGAACTATTGCTACGCATTGTGCATTTCCATCTTCACCGGTGATTCTTCCTATATCTAAATTTATCTTTACATCTATTGGAGCGCCCTTATAAACTAGTTCTACTTCTGGTTTTTCTGGAAGTACTAATTTAATTTCTGAAGGTGCTCCTGTAAGTTCTATTGCCGAAGGTATTCCTACTACCTGAATCTTTTCAGGTATTCCAGAAGTATCAAGTTTAATTGTTGGGAATGATTCTGGCACCTCTATTGATATTGATTTTGGCAACCCAGATGAATCTATTGCTATCGACTTTGGTATGTTAACTGCTATCAAATCAATACTTCTAGGTAAATCATCTGAAATTATACGTATCTCAGATGGAATTGCTGGTCCTATAATTTTTATATCTGGTATCTCCGGCACAGAAACTCGAATTATTGATGGTATATCGTGAATTACACGAATGTCTGGTACGTCTGGGAACTTAATTATTATCTCAGATGGTATATTAAATCCTACATCTAAATCAAGCGATTCAGCTTCTGGGCTTAAATCATTAGGATCAATATTAGAATTGGACCTGAAACCTCCTCCTTGTGGACAAACTAAGTTCACGGTGCACGTCAAATCTGGAGGTGGTGCAAACTTTACTGGTGGTATTGTCACTGGTGGTATTGTTACTGGTGGTATTGTTATTGGTGGTATTTCTACAGGTGGTATGGTTATTGGTGGTATTGTTATTGGTGGTATATTAATAGGACTCAAATTTATGGGTGGTATATTAATAGGAGTCAAAGTTACAGGTGGTATCTCCACAGGTGGTATTGTTATTGGCGGTATTGTTATTGGCGGTACGTTTATTGGTGGCACAGTTATTGGTGGTACATTTATTGGTGGTATAGTTATAGGTGGTATTTCCACTGGAGATATCGGTGGTATGTTTATAGGTGGTATTGTTACTGGAGGTATATTTACTGGTGGTACATTAATAGGCGATATTGGTGGTATAGTTACGGGCGGTATCTCTACAGGTGGTATGTTTATTGGTGGTACAGTTATTGGTGGTACG